TTTCTGGTTCCCTTGATGGTGGCTTTACTCCTGGTCTCACAATGTGGGCTGGTCCGAGCAAGCACTTCAAGACTGCGTTCAGTTTGATTATGGCAAAAGCATACCAGGACAAGTACCCTGATGCTATCGTTCTTTTCTACGATTCTGAGTTCGGTACTCCGCAATCATATTTCCAGAACTTCGGTATTGATAAAGAGCGTGTTATCCACACGCCAATCACTGATGTTGAGCAGTTGAAGTTTGACATCATGAATCAGCTGACTAACATTGAGCGTGGCGATCGTGTGATGATTCTAATTGACTCGATTGGTAATCTTGCTTCGAAGAAAGAAGTTGAAGATGCTCTTGAGCAAAAGTCCGTTGGTGACATGACTCGCGCAAAGCAAATTAAGTCTTTGTTCCGTATGGTTACACCACACCTTACTCTGAAGGATATCCCGATGGTTGTGGTCAATCATACCTATATGGAAATTGGTATGTTCCCGAAGGCAATCGTCGGTGGCGGTACAGGTTCTTACTATTCGGCTGATAATATTTACATCCTTGGTCGTCAGCAGGATAAGGAAGGCACTGACTTGGTCGGGTATTCATACATCATTAATGTTGAGAAGTCCCGCTATGTTCGTGAGAAGTCTAAGATTCCTGTCGCAGTTAAGTTTGATGGTGGTGTTAGCAAGTTCTCTGGGCTCATGGATATGGCACTTGAATCTGGTCATGTCATCAAACCATCAAATGGTTGGTATGCTCGCGTAAACACTACAACTGGTGAAGTGGAAAGTAAGAAGTGGCGATTTACTGATACGGAATCTTCTGAGTTCTGGAACACGATCCTCGAGGATGATTCGTTTAAGGATTGGGTGCGTGAAAACTATTCCTTTGGTTCTGCTGTGACTGTTGAGGAAGAAGATGTTTGAAAATTTAATTGCAAAATTCCAATTTTGGAAAGCAAGAAAGTTCTTAAAGTTTGGTAGAGACTACGATCTTTTTCTAGATCTTTCAAACAAAGATGCTATTGCTATTAGGATAATCAAAAAATATCCTGGTGTCATATTTGAGATTACTGATATTCAAATGACCACTGATAATACAATGTCATTCAATACTTTAATTATTGCTAATCCCAATCTTTGTAATGTAGAATCAAATAAGTTTAAGGACTTTACTTCTGCTATATTTCGTAATATAATTAATGATTCGGTGAAACACGCCACAAAGGTAATAGATGAAAACGGAAACATTGATCTTGTCGAATCTGATGCAGAACGAGTCTTTCATGAGGAAGACGCTGCCGTTTCTGAAGAAAGAGTACCTGACCGAAAGCCACGAAAGAAAGGTATTCGAAGAAATAAAAGACTTCATTCTGAAGTACAACAGTCTACCACCGAAAGCAGCACTGGAGATTAGTCTAAAAGAATCAACCAAACTCACTGAGATTGAGTTAAATAAGTCACTCGAACTCCTAAAGGAAATCTCGAATGACAAGTCAGAGCAAAAACTCGAGTGGCTTCTTGACACTACAGAAAAGTTTTGCCAAGAAAAAGCAATCTATAATGCTATCATGGACAGTATTCAGATCCTGGATGGCAAAGATCAAGCACGGGGCAAAGGAAGTATTCCTACTCTTTTGTCTGATGCTCTGGGGGTTAGTTTCGATCCTCACATTGGTCATGATTTTTTGGATTGTTACGCTGATCGGTATGATTTCTATCATCGTGTCGAAAAAAGAATCCCCTTCGATCTTGAGTATTTCAACAAAATCACTAAAGGTGGATTGCCGCAAAAGACCCTTAACATTGCTCTTGCAGGTACTGGCGTCGGCAAGTCTCTGTTTATGTGCCATGTGGCTGCTGGTTGCTTGGTTCAAAACTACAATGTTCTATACATTACTCTAGAAATGGCTGAAGAGAAGATCGCGGAAAGAATCGACGCCAATCTTCTCAATGTTTCTATGGATGACCTAATGAACATGCCGAAAGACATGTATGAGAAGCGCATGGGTAAACTTCAGGGTTCTGTCAAGGGCAAGTTGATCATTAAGGAATATCCAACTGCGTCAGCAAATCCTGCTCACTTCCGTGCATTGATTAACGATCTTGCACTGAAGAAGAACTTCCGTCCAGATATTATCTTCATTGACTACCTAAATATTTGCGCATCGTCAAGAATCAAGGCGGGTGCGAATGTAAACAGTTATACTTACATCAAGGCTATCGCTGAAGAACTGCGCGGTCTTGCGGTGGAGAATAATGTCCCGATTGTTTCTGCAACTCAAACAACTCGTTCAGGGTTCAGTAACTCGGATCCTGGACTCGAAGATACTTCTGAATCGTTCGGTCTACCTGCGACTGCTGACTTTATGTTTGCGTTGGTAAGCAATGAAGAACTTCAGCAACTAAATCAAATGCTTGTAAAACAGTTGAAGAATCGTTATAACGATCCCAACCTCCATAAACGATTTACGATTGGAGTTGACAGAGCCAAGATGAAGTTGTACGATCTTGAACAGAAAGCACAAGATTCAGTGATGCAGGAAAACAATTCAAAACCAGCCTTTGATCGTGGTCGAAGCACAGATAAGTTTAAGAATCTAAAAGTATGAGAATTATGAAGGATGCGCATAAACGCCAAAAGCAGATTGCTGACTTAATTGATAATTGGGTCGGCGAGAAAAGAATTGCACCTCTGATTCGTAAACTCAACAAACTTTTTGAGAAGGATAAAGTTGTATTTGCTTCCAGTCGATACGATGAAAAATATTATGCAGATTATCCAATACTTGTTTCTGGTTTATACCAGTCTCGTTTTATGGGTATCCCTGACTGCATTTACATCTATCTCAGTATCCCTTCTGATAAACTGTCAGTGACCATGACACCAAAGGGCGCGAAGAATTTGTCAGTCAATGTCACCAAAGTGCTTTTTCATGAACTGCGGCATCGACAACAAAACATCAAGAGAAAGTATAAAATTACACCTACACCATATAAAGTGGAAGATGTAGAACGCGATTACAAGATGATGTATCTGGGTTCGACAGATGAAATAGATGCTTATGCATTCGAAACAAAGTTCGATAATGTTGCGCTAAATAAATTACGAAAGGCGCATACGATTGGCTGGAGAAACTCTGAAGCCATCTTTATGTATCGCAAAAACTTTCGGGATCAAGATCCTAAAGTTTGGAAAAAGTTTTTAAAGAAGGTTTATAAAAATGGCAATTCTCTCAAATGAGACACAATTTAAAAAATTTTTAAAAGGTCTCGGTATAACTACATATCGAACTGCTGGGAATAGCATTGTTCTATCATCAACTCAAAGATCACGAAGCGGTAGAAAATCTGAACTAGCTGCAGTTCAAGCATTCTTTAAAGGATCAAAATACATTGACGATGGTCGCTCTGGATATGTTGTAACTAAAGTTAACAATAAAGAAATTAAAATATTTTCCAAACCAGAAAAAACCGCCAGCGGAATTATATTAAAACCAAGTTTTTTTGAAGGAATAACTGATATTGATATTCCTCTTTCGGAATATGCAGAAAAAGTAGAAAAGGGAATAAAATCTAATGACAAACTCGATGGTCAACAAAAACAATTATTACTTGCACTATTGAAGTATCACACAACATTTTCAACTGTAGATTTGACTGCGCTAAAAAAGACCTTTAATGCATTAAAGACAACATTACCATTGAGTACAATCAATAATGATTTTGGTGAAGTTCTAGGTCCTCTAGCGATTCTTAAAAAGAAATTACTTCCAATAAACATAAGAACAGCTGTGGTTTTTATTCCGTCAAGAAGTAATGAGCCGCTGCTTGACTATAGGATTTATGATAAAGAAAAGAAAACAAATTACAAAATCTCAGCAAAGTCTGGTGACACCACAAATACATTAAAGCCTGGTGATGTTATTAAACTTATTGATGATAGTGCAAAGATAAAACAAAAGCATCAAAGTACTAATCAATATAAGGTGTTACAACTGCTAACTGAAAATACTTGGAAAGAAGGACCGATACTTGCCCTAAATTATTTGAAAAGCAAAAATTTTAGTGAAGCGAAATGGTTAAAGGAAACGAATTATACTGAAACCACAAGGCAACAATCTGAAAACTCGCTAGTCAAAATATCAAAAGAAAGTTTGGACTTCACTAATATATATGTTGATGCGACTAACGCTAAAGTTTATTATGTGAAGTTTCTTTTAGATGCAACTGGGGTGCCTACATGGGAAATACTACTAGATTCTAAGAACAGACCAAAATCAGATAAAAGAATTGAATTTAGATCTAAGAATTTTGTTGGTCGACCAAATGGAGATAAGTTAGGTTTTCAACCAAAATAAATTATTGAGGCTTTATGACTACATTTATAACTGGTGGATTGGGGTTTATTGGTTCTAACTTTGTTATATCTCATCTGAAGCGATATCCTTCAGACGAGATTATTGTGCTGGATAATTACTCTTATTCAGCAAACATCAATAACCTCAAGGATGTTATCTCCGATTGGAGACTGACTATCAAAAATGTCGACATCTGCGACATGGACAAACTCGAGGAGATGTATGCAACTTTCACTCCTGAGATAACCTTTCATTTTGCAGCTGAGTCTCATGTTGATAATTCTATTCGTGGTGACGATGACTTTCTTAGCACCAATATTAACGGCACCCATAACATTCTAAAGTGCATCAAGAAATATGGTGGCAAGTTAGTCCATGTTTCTACTGATGAAGTTTATGG